GATCACAGGCTCAAGTGAATAAAGGAAGGAGGCTTGCGCTGGTCTCTCCTCAGAAGCGTAGTCGCGAATTTCACGCGGCGCCTTGATGGAGGGGTAGGCTTCACTCTTCATGAATGGTTTCACTTTGTAAAGTTGTCTAAAGCTCTCGAAAATTTGCGCGTTTGCCATAGCTGCCAGGAAGTCCTTTTTCTTGACGTTCCGTTGTCTGTCCAGGCATTCGTTGTAATCGACTGGCAATCCACAATGCGGTGTCGGAATCAGACGTTCCAAGAACTCATCCATGCATTGAGACACGAATGGAGAAATGTTGGAGACGTCCGGACGCACTTTGACAGTGCGTTCATTGTAAGCCGCTTTGAGGTTTGTTTTGCATTTCTTGGGGATACATGGTACACTTGGTCCAGTGAGGTGTAACCCGTCGATTAAGCGCATTGAGCTGTTGACATTTTCGTGGATCTTAGGCGCTTCCCAGACATATTCGACTGCTAACGGGTGTGACGTGGTTGGTGGTCTGCCTCGTTTTTGTGTGAAGTAAGTCTCAATGTGTGGTGTTGCGTCTATGTCCAAGCCTAACACTGTACGTACGTTGTTCTGCGCGGCGCCAAATGACATTCCAGGAGTGGAGAATAATTTGTCCATGAAGGGTACTTTCTCAATGCTAAAGGTAGCAGAGTGTGGTACTCCAACAGTGCCAACAGTGATCTTTTCTTCAAGTTTAGCGCCTCTAACTACGAAAGCGACGCTGTTGTTGACGACGGGGTTGAATCGTTTTAATTTGACTCCGTCGAGGGGCACTATGTTCAAAAGGCGCATGATGATGGGAATCAAGCCAGTGAATGTGCCTATTGGTGAGAAAAGGACCAAGGTTCGGTCGGACGAAATTTTCCTTTTGGCAATCTTGTATAAGCGATAGCCGCCAGTGTATGGCACTACAGCTGTCTCTTCTTCCAGATTCCACAGGTGGTGGGTGTAGGATCCATTGTCTACGTACTCGGTGACAGTGCCATCTTTGTTAAAATAATGGCCAGAGGAGCCATCAGTGTGGCCCGCTGTCTCCGGGGTGAAAGTGTACAATAGTAATGGCATGCCTGTGGACAAAGCGCGCGTTAGAGAGTCACCGTAATAATCTACATCAGTCATCTTGAGAATATCAGTGTCGACAACGGGGGTCGAAGTGTGTTGCATTGATAAATCTTTGATGGTGTAGTGTATCCGGGTGTGTCTGTGCGTTTTTGTCTCATTGGAAGAGCAAGAGATCGAGAAGATGTTGCGTTGGAAATGTGAGGCGAAGAAATCGCAGAACTTGTTAGCAGCTGATCGTAGACGAGCCCTATCATTGTGAGGATTACCGTTATCTGGGGTTTCTTTCACAGAGTATGGCTGGTTGACGAATTGTCTTCTGGCGTGTGTGTCAGGCCAGTTCGATCGCTGCAAGTGGTACTCATAGAATAGCGATCTGATGAGATCACCCATTCCATGGAAACTGTTTGGATAGTATGTGTTTTTAACATAACTATATATAATTGCTGCTATAAGCAGTGCTAGTACTGACAGAGATATGTACAGTAATAGTGAGTGCAAGGAGTCGTAATGCATCTTGCAATTTCGTCTCAATTAATTATGAAACGGGTATTTTCT